GCTTTTTTGCAACAATTAACCCCCACCTACAAATCCCACTAACTATGAACCTGAAAAACGCAATCGAATCCCTGCGGACTGAACTCCGCAAATTCAGCACTCAAAAACAGTCCTTCGCTGACTACAAACTCGTTGACGGCACCGTTGTCCGTGTTGACGGCGACCTCGTTGCCGGGACTGCCGTTTATGTCGTTGCCGAAGACGGCACTCTCCCTGCCCCCGATGGCGAGCATGTTGTCGAAGGCGTTGGCACGATCAAGACCGAAGGAGGCAAGATCGTCGAGGTCATCGCTGCCGAAGTAGCAACCCCGGTCATCGAGCCGTTGCCTGTTGCTGCTGAAATCACTCCCGAAGTTGCCGTTGAGGTTACCGAAGAAATCAAGGAAGCCTATCCTGCCATGACCCCCGAAGTTGTCGAGGCCATCGTCGCCAAGCACCTCGGAGCCATCATGGACGAACTCAAAGCAGCATACGCTGAAATGGGCAAGATGAAGGAGAAAATGTCCGCATTCGCATCGCAGGTTGAAACCATGGCCGACATCGTCGAAAAGGTTTCCGAACTCCCAGCAGAAGCCCCCAAGGCCAGCGGTTCCGCAATCGTTGAGCAGCGTAAGGCTCAGGCCTCGCAGAACTTCAACGCTCTCGCACAAGCACTCCAATCACTCAAAAAAAACTAAACCCCTAAACCCCCATTAACAATGGCATATTCGTTCACAGGATTAACCTCCTACACCGACCAAGAGAGGCTTCCTCTCATCACCAAAGCGGTATTCTCCGCTCGTTCAGCAGCCCTGTTCACCAAGCAGGTGGGCATCAAGTTCGCTGCTGCCCTCAACCTCATGGACACCGATGCAGTTCTGCAAGGCGGAGATGTTTGCGGTTACGCAAGTTCAGGTACGACTGCGTTCACACAACGCAACATCACCGTTGGCCGTATGAAGGTTCAAGAAACCTTGTGTCCTCGTTCCTTGGAACAATACTGGATGCAGACCCAGTTGACTGCTGGCTCTACCTACGACAGTGTTCCTTTCGAGCAGGCTTTCTCCGAGCAGAAGGCTCTCCGTATCGCAGAGGCTTTGGAGAACGCAATTTGGAAGGGCAACACCTACTTTTCAGGTGTCAACCAGTTGTTGAACGCTGCTTCGGGTTCTACGATCAGCGGCAACACAGGAGCGGTTTCTGCCTCCGTTGGTATCACCACAGGCAACGCAATCGCCATCTTCGACGGCATCTACAACCAAATTCCACAGGCCATCTTGACCAAGACGGACCTCGTAATCTTCTGCGGTTGGGACAACTTCCGTACGTTGCTTGGTGCGTTCAAATCAACCGCTAACGTCCTGTATAACCAAGTTGACTTGGCTGGCCTTGCTGACGGGGACATCATGTATCCCGGCACAAACGTCCGTGTCATTGCAGTCCCCGGCTTGACTGGAACGAACCGCATCGTTTCTTCGTACCTCGGTAACTTCTTCTACGGAACCGACTTGTTGAGCGACGAGGAGCAGTTCTCGATTTGGTTCAGCAAAGACAACGATGAAGTCCGCTTCCAAGCAGCCTTCAAAGCAGGCGTACAAATCGCTTACCCCGACTTGGTTGTTGACTTCCGCTTGACCTAATGTGTAGGGGGGAGGGAAACCTCCCCTCACTTTTTTGTTCTCTTGAAACTTAAAACCCAAACACACATATGTCCTGCTCCCTAACAACTGGCTACGCCCTTGGATGCCGAGATTCAGTCGGTGGCATCAAAACAATCTACGTCCAATCCTTCATCCCAACGGGGTCCTGCAATGCCAACCTTTCGGGTTCGGTTACAGGGTTCACCGGGTACGCTTCGGGTGGGTTCTTCGAGTATGACCTGACCAAGGCTACGTCATCTTTGACTGAAACCTTGAATGCGAGCATCGAGAACGGCTCGGTTTATTACACGCCCGAAGTAACCTTCACCATCAACAAACTGCAAGTCGCAGTCCGCAACGAACTCCGTCTGCTGGTCCGCAATCGAGTCATCGTCATCGTTCAAGACAACAACAGTCGTTATTGGTTGTTGGGTTCTGCCAACGGCTTGGAAGCAACCGCTGGAACCGCTGGAACTGGTACTGCCTTCGGGGACCGCAGCGGATACGAATTGACGCTTACCGGGATGGAGCCTGACCCGATGTTCCTGATTGCATCCACAGTCTTTGCACCATCGACTACGCAGATACTCGGTTCGTAGTATCTTTGACTTAGGTTTTCATCATCTGAGGTTTGAGAGGGGCAGTCAGCAATGGCTGCCCTTCTTATTTTTACAGCCATGAAGATTTGTATTGTTTACAACGCCCATCCAACCGGGTGCAGTTACTACCGACTCGAAATGCCGAACGCATACTTGGGCGACAACTACCCGGAGTTTGACTATGTGTGCGTCGAGAATATCACGACCATCAGCGACGAGGGGCTTCGTTCAATAGACCTGTTCCTGTTCAGCAGGCTTTGGTGTCAGGGAACGATGGAGCAGGTGGAGAATGTCTACAAAGCCCTCACCCAATTCGGGGCCAAAGTCATCCTTGACTTGGACGATTATTGGGTCCTTGAGAGCGGACACATCATGTACCGCCACTACCATCAAACCAAACTCGCAGAGGTCATCCGTAAGCACATTAAATTGGCCGATTGGGTTACCTGTACCACCGAGCATCTTGCCTCTCGCATACGGCCTCTAAATGCGAATGTGAGCATCTTGCAGAACGAGCCATACGAAGCCTACCAGCAGTTCATCCCCAACCCGGAGGAAGAACCCGACAAGCACCTCGTCAAGTTCGGTTGGTTCGGAGGTGCGCAGCATGGCGAGGACATGGAACTTCTCCGTGAGGGGATGCAGAAACTACGCTGGGACGCAAACTTGGATGGCAAGTACCGCCTCTATCTTGGAGGGTGGAACGACAACAACCCAGTATACGAGGGCTACGAAAAGATAATCAGCGACCAAGGCAACAACCCGAACTACGGACGAATCCAAGCAGCGGACATCTATTCCTATGTGGGTGGCTACAACTTCGTAAACGTAACCCTTGCACCTTTGAGGGACACCAAGTTCAACAAACTCAAGTCCGAGTTGAAGGTCGTTGAGGCAGGGTGGATGAACAAGGCCATCATCGCATCCGAAACCATCCCCTACACGGACGTAATTCGGCATGGAGAGAATGGCTTTCTTGTGGCTTACAACAAACCCAAGGACTGGTACAAGTACATCAAACAACTAATCCTTGACACCGACCTTCGGAAAGGCTTGGCTGACAACCTCACGGCCGACATCAAGAAGCAGTTCAATGTAGCCGAAACCGCCAAGAAGCGGGCCGAACTATACAGGCAGATTGGGCGCAAATTGTGAAATTCGGGGGCATCGCACATTTACAAGCAGATGCTTTACATTAGCCCTGACACAACCAATATCATAACGGTTACTTGGACCGAGCGAGCAAGCACGGGGGACCGCTACATCTTGCGACTCACGAGCATTGCCAAGAACACCACGACCGATTTTACCCTGCTGAAATCTGCTAACCTTTCCAACTACACGAATCGCTATGACCAATTTCAGATTGCCGTGGGGTCGATTGAAACAGGCTCCTATCGTTACGAAGTTTACGATACCAATAGCACGGTTACCGCTGCTTTGGCGGTCGTTGAAACGGGCTTGGCATTTGTACAAACCGCAACGATAGGCTTCAATACCTACGCAAACACAATCACTTACAACACCTATCTCGCATCCAGCGTGAGGGTATTCGATTCAACCTTTGACCAATCCTTCGCATGAGCGTACAAACACGAAGTCAACTCCAAGCGAGTGCATTAACGATAACCAACGAAACCGCTGCCGGAGCAAACACCGCATCCCGTGTAGGCGGTCTATTCGACGACCTTGCCGATACCGCAACGCTTAACCGAGAGCGGGGATTTGCGAACCTTTACATAGACACCAACACGGCTTTCACTCCGACGCAGGGGCAAAGAGTCAAGTTGACAAGTGCGATGGTATCAGGCGTTTTGTCAACCTACAACTTTTCAAGGACTACCAACTCGCTGACCTACACAGGCACAACGGGGGCGACCCTTCGCATCGCTGCGTCCATGGTCTTGGCGCAGAATAACAACAACCAAATCAAGGTTTACATCGCCAAGAACGGCACAACGATTGACCAGTCAATGACTGACATCACAACGGCTCACACGAACGGCCATGCGATTTACACGGAGGCCTACGTTACGGGTGCAGTCAATGATGAATTTGCCATCTACGTCAACGCAATCGATAGCGGTGCAAGTATCACGATTTCTGCCCTTTCATTCACAGTTCATACGCTATGAGTAAATCAACGCAGCACTTCACCCAATGGTTGGGGATAGAGCATAAGGTCCCCGTGATGCTGGAGAACCGCTCCGGCAAGTACATCACCTACGGCTTTGCGAACGAATACCCCTACTACCTGCTTGACAACTATCGCAGGAGCAGCAAGCACAATGCCATCGTCAACGGCAAGGTGAACTACATCATGGGCGGAGGCTGGCAGGCAGGGGATGACTTGACTGTGGAGCAGCAGGCCCGATTCATCAAGTTTTTTGACGGAATGTCAAGCACGGAGGACCTAAACGACATCACCGAGAAACTGGTCCTTGACTTGGAGATTTTCAACGGCTTTGCGGTTGCGGTTACTTGGTCCAAACTTGGCACGATTGCCAAGATGGAACACGTCCCGTTTGAGAAAATCAGGGTTGACAAGGAAGAAAAGATGTTCCAAGTCGCTGACTGGTACAACGACGACATGATGCAGTTGTTCCCGAAGGTCGGGGACATCGAGAAGATTCCTGCATTCGACCCGGAGAATCGCCTCGGCAAGCAGTTGTTCTACTATCGGGTGTACGCAGCAGGCGTTAAGCACTACCCGCTCCCGGAATACATCGGAGGGAACGCTTGGATTGAGGCAGACGTACAGGTCGCCAACTTCCACAACAACAACCTCCGCAACAACTTTTGGGGGGGTTACTTGATTAATTTCAACAACGGGATTCCGACCCCCGAAGAACAGGGCGACATCGAGAGGCAAATCAAACGCAAGTTTTCGGGAACCGACAACGCTGGTCGCTTTGTTGTAACCTTCAACGATGAAGCAGCGAATGCCCCGACACTTGAACCGCTCACTCCGTCCGACATGGATAAGCAGTTCGAGGTATTAAACAAATCAATCCAGCAAGAGATATTCATTGCCCACAGGGTTACCAATCCCATGCTTTTCGGAGTAAAGACCGAAGGCCAATTGGGTGGTCGCAACGAATTGGTCGAAGCATACGAACTATTCAAGGCGACCTACGTCAACGACCGGGTGCAGAAGGTCGAAAGAATGATAAACTACTTGGGGTCTTTCAATGGA